GGTCTATACAAGAATTCAAGGATGCAGATCTTGGAGTTGTTATTATCGACGAGACCCATCATACGCCAGCATCAACATTCTTTGATATTTCACAAGGTCTGGCATCGGTTGGGAAGGTGTTTGGATTAACAGCGACAGATTATAGAAGCGACGGTAAAGATATAATGATCACTGCTGGCTGCGGTTCAGTTTTAATCAGAAGAGATATTAAGTGGGGAGTTGAGAATGGCTTTTTAGCTGAACCATATTTTATAGTTCGAGAGGTAGATACTGGCGGTAAAGACTTTAAAGATGACAAGCTTAAGTCATATAAAGAGCATGTATTAAACAACGCAGCAATGAAATCTAGAATTGAATCAGATGCTCGTTCTATGATGGCGGCAGGTAAATCTGTACTAATATTAGTTGATGAAGTGGCTCATGGGACAGAGCTTTCTAAAAACTTAGGTATTCCATTCGCAACAGGCGAAGATAAGAATTCACAGGACTATGTAAATCAACTTAATGCTGGCAAAGTTCCTGGTTTAGTCGGCACTTCTGGTAAAGTTGGTGAAGGTACCGATACAAAGAATGTAGACGTTCTAATACTAGCTGACTTTACTGCATCTAAAGGTCCTGTTATTCAAGCAGTAGGAAGAGCTCTTAGAAAACAAGGCACTAAAGATAAGGCTCTAATATTAGATTACATCCCTAAGTCATCTACTATGTTATCTAGGCACGCTAGAAACCGTATAGAATACTATCTTGAGATAACCGATAAAGTAAAAGTTATCACAGTATAATAAGTTTATGCCGTTGAGCAATAAAGATCTATCTGATATAGCCAAAGAGTTTGGAATTGTTAAGGCCGAACAAGCAGACGATAAGTCAAATCTTCCCGCTATTGATGCAGAAACTAAGAAAAAAGAAGAGCAAGCAGCTCGAGCATATATTCCATATAACAATGCCCAGATTGAAAGAGTAACACCGTATGAGACCGAAAGAAGATGGTTAGACGGTACAACTTATACAACCATAACTCAATCTCAGATAGAGACATTTAGTGCAACAGATGGGAGAAATGCCTATTTCTTTCCTGTTTCTTGGACAAAGAGCAATGCACAGCTGCAGCCAAATTCTAATGGTAACCCCACTAGCATAAGTCTTAACAGTGAATCTAATGTTTTAAATAGAAGCCTTGAAAGTCAAGGTCTAATTTCTCAGATAAATCTTTTAAGAAACGGTCAGAGCTCTAGTGTTCCATCTGACAACCTAGATCTTGCATACTCTCCTGGCGCCTCAACAATTGAAGTTGAAGATACCGGTCACACTAACGGTAATTTACTTTATATATCTGGCAGTGGAACAAGCGCACTTGTTAGGATTATAAATGTTTTTGGAACAACACTTACGATAGCAGAGATTGTTCCACCAGCTAATACCATAGCTATCGGTGGATCTGTCGTAGAGAACATACCTGGATTTAGTAATTCAGAAAGAAATACATTAACCTCGGCCTCATATCAGAGGATCTTAACGGAGCTCACTAACAGAATAATCTCATCTGCAGCATCATGGAATGCAGCGTTGAATAATCAGTTAGCTCAATTGAACATAAACATTGACTCGGTTGCACAAGTAAACACGGCAAAGACAAACGTGAATACAGCAAAGACTGCTTATGATACATGGTTCGCGCTATCTAATACTGGCGCATCTGGAAAATTTATTGACACTAGTCTTAATAATTTAGCGACTGCATACAACACAAGAAACTCATTTATTCCAACTAGAGCATCACAGATAACAGCAGCTTTAGGTATAGTTACGCAAAACTCAAACGGCGATTACTCAGGTAATGGTCTATATTTACAAAGATTCAAATGTTTGAATTACTTAATAAGTTCAGCAAATGGTGCACTTTTTCAAGCTAACTCGCTTAAAGGTGCAAAAGGCAACACTGAACAAAAGATTTTAAACGCAGCCGATAAGCTTGCAACTTATAGCAATTTAGTTCGTTATGGTGCTTTTATAGAAGATCCGTCCGGATCAGTAGTCAAAGTAGATCAGGCAAGTCAATTTGCCAACGGTGACTTAATATTGCTTACAGGTAACGATCTGCCAGTAATAAGCTGTCAAATTGTATCTATTTCCGGGTCATCAGTCACACTAAGCATAACGATTCCATCTAATTACACTAAAGATAGCAAAGCTGGAATAATAAAGTCAATTTAGTGTATAATTTAAGTTATGAGATCAGTAAATAAAGCAGGCGTAGATTTGGTAAAGTCTTTTGAGGGTTTGTTCCTTAAGCCATATCTTTGTCCAGCTAAAGTACCTACAATAGGATATGGGACGATACGTTACCCTAACGGAACAGCTGTCTCTCTTAAAGACAAACCCATATCTGAAAAAGAGGCCGAAGCTTACCTAATACACGAACTTAGAGAAAAAGCAGCAGGCGTAGAAAAACTAGTTAAAGTTAAGCTCAATGATAATGAATTTGCTGCACTAGTGTCGTTCGCGTACAATGTCGGACTAGGTGCGCTTAGTGGTTCAACTTTACTCCGTCTATTAAACTCTAATACCGATAGAGTTGCAGTTGCAGATCAGCTCTTAAGATGGAATAAGGCTGGAGGGAAAGAATTGGCTGGTCTAACGCGTAGACGTCAGGCAGAGCGCTCTTTGTTTCTTCAGCCGACGATCGAGGACTCTAAAAAGGAGCTTCTCGAATCTGTTCCATCGGATCAAGAGATTCAAGATAAACTGAAACAAGTAGAAGACGACATTTTAAAAAATAATTAAGTATAATTAATAATGCACGGCCGCGTAAACGGAGGGTGATCTCGGATAGAGGGTTGTAAAGAGGTTTACGACGTTCTTCCCTTGAACTGCTGCCCACCTGCTAGTACCTAGTCCGAGGTCGTTGGGTATCGCTACCAGTTAAAGTGCCTGGTTAATGTACTTTATTTGGTGTCTTATCTAAGTGCGATAGTAATCTAGCCCGTGCACCTTTTATTGAGGCATAAGTGCATTCTAGAATAGGTCAGCTCTTCACTAATCCAATGTCTTTAGACTTATTACCGGGTATTAAGCTGCCGCCAGGTATTTTTCAAACTCAAATTCAGTATATTACAGATGTTGGCGGCATGATTACAATGCACCACATGTCTGAGAACATGCTAAGCAGCACTAAAAATAAATATATCATCGGCAACGATGTTCGCGAAATATCTTTTCAGATTTACTACCACAACTCGTTCCCCACAAATCCACTAATAAACCACGCATATACTCTTCGAATAGATCGATTGATAATGCTTAATCTTGCGTGTAAGCTTATTAAAAAACCCTTGGTTGGGCCCTAATTACCATTTCCTTTTTAAATAAAAGGTTCTATCTACTTGCTCGCTCGCGAAGCGAGCGAAGTGCGTGCTTGCACGCACGTAAGCTTATTCTAAGCTTAGAGTAAATTTTGTAGAGATAGAGAAGATAAGCAAGGGGCATTGTCTGTCTTCTTTATGATACCCGCGAGATATGATTTTTTAACTCAGGTTTGAAAATATTTTTTACTAACTTTATGAAACTCAAACAGTATAATTACCGCATATTGGAGAGCATATGGACGAAAGAGTTAGAAATTCACTCAAAGCTCAGTTTGAGGAAACATATAAAATTGAAGTTAAAGTAGAAGAGGGCGGCAAATTGCCAAGCAAAGTTCGCCAAACTGATGCTGGCTTTGATCTTTATGCCACAGAAGATATTGCACTTTACCCAGGTCAATCTGGCAAAACTCCACTCAATATTCGTTTAAAGCTGCCTGTCAACACGTATGCAGAGATCACGACTAAATCTGGTTTGGGATCTAAGGGTCACTCAGTTCGAGCTGGAATTATTGACGAAGAGTATCGCGGCGTAGTTCATGTGATACATTCAAATGTAAATCTTATTATTGGTCTTGATGAAGATGGTTTACCCCTTATGAGAACAGAGCCTCTAGTAATTAAGAAAGGTGAAAAATTAGCTCAACTAATCATGCATCCCTACAGTAATCTTTACTATATTGAAGAAGTTAAAGAACTAGATATGAATACTTCTCGAGGAGAGGGTGGTTTTGGAAGTACAGGCCGCTGATCTTAAAAATCTTTTAGAGTGCGAATTCACTCAACTTGAGTTTTCTATTGAAGTTAGAAATAACCATACTGAGATTTGGTCTCGGCATGGAACAACTAATCTAACTAGTGTTAGTGAGACTGCAAATCTATATTTAACTTTTTATATCGATCAGATGATTACCTTGAGTAAGGAAGACGTATTCTCTCAAATAGAGAGGCGCATTGCAGATATGTGTTGTCATGTAAACGGTACGTTTTTAAATAGAAATATTCAGCCCTATGATACAACTAAGACATTTAAAGTTAGCTACACTATTAAATTAGCTAACATAACTCAATTTTACAATGAAGTTAAAAAACTTGCCTCTAAAAAATTAGATAAAGACTTTGAAAAGGTTCTTGAAGCTTCTCTTCAAGAAGACTAAGTATAATCTTTATCATGAAGCTAGATAACCTATCGAGTCTCTTTCAGACCTCTGTAAGAATCCAAGAGATGGATCCGATGAGCAGTAATGCTGTCTGGCCCGCTAATACAGAACTTTGTATTACAAGGGTTCCTATTAGGAAACGCGATGGGTGGGATCCTAAGGTCTTTGCAGAGTTTGCAAAGAAATTAAAGTCTACT